AGCCCTTCTGTGTATCCTCTCTCCCAATCTTTTCTAGAAGATTTATAATCCATATAGTTTTGCACCATCTCGTTACCGATTGGTTCTAAAACATCATCTGGTAAAATATCTGCTAGGTTATCAAAGTGTGCTTCTGTGCCTGGCACATTGATTGTGCCTGGTTCAAAGTCTAATGTTACACCGCCATCTTCTTCTGGTGTAACTTCAATTTTTGGATTTTCTTGTTCTTCTATTGCATCCTGAACTGCAACTTCTTTTACTTCCTCTTCTGCAGGAACTTCAAGTTTAGTTTTAACGTTCGGGAGTCCTTTTTCTATTTCTGCCATATATTACTCCTGTGTTTTGATACCACGTTTTAATAGTCCTGACAACCCTTGTGAATCAGGATTCATTGACCTTATTTGTGGACCTTTGTTAATACCAGCTAGTTTGGCAATACCACCGCCTGCTAAATTGGCCACTCCTCCCGCATCTGATATCGCTTTCATTTGGTCTTGTTGTTTTAAAAAATCTTGTATTTCTGGAAAACTCATTCCTGTATCTTTTTGTGTAATACCTGCTAAATTTAAAATTGTTTGAGCGTCTGATATAGAAGTTGTTGGAAATGCTTGTTCCATTTGTTCTTGTCTTTTTTTCAATCTTCTTGCATCAGCTTCTTTACTTTGAGCCATAAATGGTGCCATTCTTCTGCCACGTTCTGCCATAGCAAAGTCCTCACCTTTTGCAAATTCTTTTGCACGTTCAGCTTCAACATCTATTTTTGTTTTTGGTCCTAATAAATAATTTAAGTATGACTGACCTAAAGCTTGTTTGATAGGCACACCTTCATCCATAAATTTATTCGCAGCAACTCCACCTTCTATTAAAACTTCACCAGCTATAGCAGCTGGACCTAAAATATTTTTTAAAAGTCTAGCGGTTTTTACTGATTTAGATAGTTTACGAAAATTGGCTTGATCACCAGGTGTTAATTTACCTGGATCACCTTTTAATTTTTCTATTCCTTTTGTAGCACATGCTGTTAAATTTTGACCTTTGTTAAGTCCAATACGTCCACCCATCATTTTACCTGGGCAACCTATTGCTGCGAGTCTATTTAAATCAGTTTTAGCAAATTTTAGTATTTGTTTTCCTTTAGGTGTTGATGGTGTTTCACCTTTTAGTGTCATACCTGGTTCTTGTGATATAGCTAAACTTGGATTAGGTAATTTTTCTTTAACCATAATCCCTGGTTCAAAGGCTGTTCTTCTAAAAGAAAATCTTGTTTTAAAATTTTTAAACTCAGGATATTTTTGTCTTAACGCTCTGTCATTTTTTAAATAATTAGTTGCTGCTTTTTGTTTTTCTAAAGGTGATGCATTAACGTCATCAAAAACTTTTGTAAATGATTCCATTTCTTTTATTAATGGATCTTCAAAAAGTTTTGCCATTTTTCTATTTGGACTGCCTGGTATATACATTGTATTTTTTAAATCAGTTAAACTTTCTTTAAAACCTGCGTGATGAAAATTTAATCCAGTTTTTTTTGGTGCAGCTAATTCTGTTTCAAGAGAAGGACTTGATTTTGTTTTTGTAAGATCACTTCTTTTCTTTGCTGCTTTTTTTCTAGTTTCTTTTACAAAACTTTCACGACCTGTAGTTTTAAATTTTAATTTATTTTTATACTCATCATATTCTTTTCTTGTAATATATTGAGTTCCACCTTCTTTCTTCTTCACATAAGAACTTTCGGCTAACAAATCTTTTGGATTTCTTTCAACACTTTTTCCTTTTTTTAAAACAGGAGGAGCGTTATTAATTGCTTTTTGAACTTCTTTTAAAGTTCTTATTGAACCATACTGATTTTTTCCCGTAGGATTTTTAATCACACCTTTTTTTGTAAAACCAGGATTACCTTTTTGAAAACCCATGCCTGTTTTAGGATCAGTGCCTCCTATTCTAAAAGGTATTCGTCCACCATCAGCCTGTGGGTTACGTTCTTCAAACTCTCTAAATGGGTTCTCTGGTCTTTTTATATCTTTACCTGTTTTTACAGGTGGTTGATCAAAACCAAACTTTCTAACTTTTTTAGGGGATGTTAGATATCTGTTTACTTCTTTGAGAATAATTGGAGTAAGTTTTAAACCAGCCATTACTCTCCTAACATCATTGCGATACCACCGCCAGCTAGTTTACCTCTTGCAATTTCTTCTAAACTTAACTGATCAACGTTACCACCACCTTGTCCTACTTCTTCTACAATTTCTTGAATACTATTTGGCTCAATACCATCTTCAACATCTTTCATCTTACCATCTCTATCTGGTCTGACTGTAAGTTCTTCATACTCATCTGGTGGTGTTCTGCCTTTCGTCATTTCATCAGCCTGACCTTTTCTAAGTGTCATGACTTCTTCTTCATAATTAAATTCAGGATCTCCTTTTCGTTTTACAATTGTCATATCGCCTGTTGTAATATCTTCTTGTAATGAATAATTTTTATAATCAATTTCTTTAACTCTTGATTGTGTAGTCACTTTTGATTCTCTACCTAGTATTTTAATTTTTTCTGCTAACTCAAAAAAATATGATGGAGGTGTGGTTGTTGATTTTTGCACAACTTCTTTTGCAACTTCTTTACCTGCGCCTTTACCCATTCCTAAGAATCCTGATTTAAGAGCTGCAATACCAGCGCCTGCTCCACCCATTAATTTTAAAAATGCACGTTTTGTCATACCTTTGGCTAAACCAATACGTCCACCCTCTGCTTTTGGTTCACCTCTTGGGTGTTTACCTGTTCTTTGTATTTCTAATATTTCTTCAAAAATCTTATATGATTTTTTAGCTCCAGGTGATTTTAATGCATCAACCATCTCTTGACCTTTGCCTGGTCCTTTGGCTTCGTCATAAATTCTTCTAACTTTTTCACCAAACTCTGGTGAGTCTTGAATCTGTCTACCACCCATGATACCTTTAGATGTATCAATAGCTTTACCTTCCATATCAACAACTTTGTTCATGTCTTTAAATCTTTGAACTGCTTCTTGTTGAATTTTTATTTTCTCTAAACCATCTGGATCTCTACCGGCAACTGATCTAAAACCTCTCGTCAGTTGACGAATCATATCAGCTACTGTCATTCCAAATTTTATTGCCATTAGTAATAATTCCTTTTAATTTTTTCGACTTTTTCGTCGACGTAGTCTTCAGGGTGTCCGATCAGACCGCCCTGTCTGAATCGCATA